GCATGGTTTGAAACAGGCGTCAATCACGGCGTCTCGTTCCTGCTCGTCGATGCAACTCGTGTCGCTCAAGAAGTCGTCACGAAGGAAGACTACGTCAATGCTGGCGCTCGTCCGTACTGGATCACGATCAAGGCAACGCAGGTTCACGACGTACAGACGCGTGAAGTAAAGGGCATCCAGAAGCTCAGCCTGTTCCGCTTTGCCGAGACCGTGACTGAGATGAGTGCTGATGGCATCTCGTCCGTCATCCACCAGCAAATCCGCATCTACCGCTTGAACGATGCAGGCACGGGCGTTGACTTCGCTGTCTACCGCTGCACCGGCGCTGACACGATGAAGCAGTGGGTGAACATCGACAAGGGTTCGCTCCGTGGCGTGACCGACATTCCGATCGTTCCGTTCTACACAGACCGCGTGACGTTCTATCTCGGCAAGCCTCCACTGCAAGACTTGATCGACCTGAACATCCACCACTGGCAGGTGTCGAGCGACTACACGAACATCCAGCACATCACGAACGTTCCCTTCCTGTTTGGTAAGGGCCTTCGCGCTCAGATGGACGACGACGGCAACGCAAAGCAGTTCGTCATTTCACCGTACCAGAGCGTGATGACTGACAACGCAGAAGCAACGCTCGAATGGGTTGAACACACTGGCTCGTCTCTCGATGCAGCTCGTGCGTACCTTGAGCGCGTGGAAACACAGATGGAGCGCGTTGGTCTGGCTATGACTACGCCAACTTCATCCGGCAACGTCACTGCTACCGAGAACGCACTGAACGCTTCCGAGAGCAACAGCATCTTGAAGAGCTGGGCGATGTCGCTTCAAGACTCGATCAACATGGCTCTGACGTACACGTGCCAGTACCTCGGCGTTGAAGACGTGACTCGCGCGGTGATCAACACCGACTACGCGGTTGACTACACAGCGAACGACACGTTCCCTGATGTCCTCGCAATGTTCACGTCAAACATCATCGACGCAGAGACGGTCGTTGCAGAAGCCAAGCGCCGCAACGTGATCGACCCAGCTGCTGAGATCGTCATTCCTGAACCGCCACCACCGCCTGTCATCGTGCAAGCGGCTCCGGGTGATCTTCCAGGAGCGCCGAAAACTGAAGCCATAAATACCCCAGCAGAAGCCTAACGCTCTGCTGAAAACAACAAGAACGAAGGAGACCTAATGGACTTGTCAAAGGAACTGGAAGCGCTACCAGAAGAAGTGCGCACAACGTTGGAGAAGCCGGAAGTACTCGCAGCAGTGACGGCGCTGATCGACGGTCGCTTGAAGCCCGTACTCGACAAGCGTACGGAACTGCTCGCTTCACTTGCTGAAACGAAGGAAGTGATCAAGAGCTTCGGCGGTGTAGATGCGATCAAGGCACTGCACGAACAGAAGAACGCTGCTGAAAAGGCTGCTCAAGAAGCTGCCGGTAAGAGTGGCGACATCGAGGCGGTCAAGAAGTCGTATGCCGACCAACTTGCTGCTGCTCACGGTGAACTGGAAGGACTGAAGAATGCTGCGAAGGCCGAGAAGGTGTCGTCAGCAGTTGGCAAGGCAATCCGTGAAGAGAAGGGCATACCTGAACTTCTCGAACCACACGTCAAGTCGCGTGTTCGTGCTGAGCTGAACGCAGACGGTACGGTCAAGCTCGTTGTTCTCGGTGCCAACGGTGCTCCGATGCTCAACGTGGACGGCAAGGACGCAACGATGAAGGACCTGCTTGCCGAGTTCAAGGGCAATGCAACGTTCGGTCGTGCTTTCGATGCTCCTGCCGCAAGTGGCTCAGGTGCAAAGGGTGGTGCTAGTACAGGTGGTGATGTCGCTAATCCGTGGAATCCGGCAAGCCGCAACTTCACCAAGCAGAACGAAATCGCGCGTGCAACTCCGAAGCTCGCGATGACTATGGCTGCTCAATACGGCATCAAGCTCGACCTGTGAGTCCACGGTCAATCGATCGACCATAAATAGAGTTAGATGAAGTAGGTAGACGGTGATCAAAGGTCACCGCTACCACGGTCCTACGGACCTCCTCGGGTGAGCCAACGGCGATCCAGAGAAAAGCAAAAACAACAACAACAAACCCTTTTCTGGAGCCCACATCATGGCTGTTACCCGTCTGTCCGACGTTATCGTCCCCCAAGTCTTCGCAAGCTACATGCTCGAGCAATCGATCGTGAAGAACCTGCTGATCCAATCCGGCGTTGTGTCGGAAAACGCTGTTCTGTCCGCATACCTCGCCGGTGGTGGTCAGACATTCAACCTGCCAAGCTGGAAGCCAATCGACCAGAACGGTACCGCAGCAAACGTTCCTTCGGACGACACTGCTGTTCAAGCTACTCCTGAAGCTGTCGTTGCACGCAAGCAAATCGCTGTGCGTCTGGACCGCAACAAGGTATTCGGTACTGCTGACATCACTGCTGCTCTGGCTGGTTCCGACCCGCTCGACGCAGTTGGTTCGTACGCTGGTCTGGCAATCAACCAATGGCGTCAAGACTCGCTGCGCAACGTTCTGTTGGGCTGCGTGAACGTCACGAACGCTGCTGGTCTGGTCAACTCGGTTGCTGTTGAAGCGACTGGTTCGTACACGGCTGCTACGCGTATCAACGCATCGACAGTTATCGACACGTTCACTGGTTGGGGTGACTCGATCATGGCAATGAAGGGCTCCGCCATCTTCATGCACAGCGACACGTACCGCTACCTCGTCAAGAATGACTTCACGTCGTTCTCACGTGGTTCGTTCCAGACGATCAGCCTGGGTCAAAACGCTACAACTGGCGCAGCTCCAGGTATGGACCAATACCTCGGTATGTGGGTCTTCGTTGACGACACGCTGCCAAAGGTTGCTGGTACTACTTCCGGCTTCAAGTACACGTCGTACATCGTCAAGCCAGGCGCTGTCACGTTCGGTATGACACCTGCTGAGTTCCCAGTCGAAGTTCAACGCTTCGTCAAGGACGCAAACGGCGGCGGTGGTGAGTACTTGGCCCTGCGTGACACGTTCTCGTATCACATCGGCGGCTTCAAGTTCAACAGCGCTTCGGTTGCTGGTGTTGTTCCTACCGACGCGGAACTGGCAACAGTCTCCAACTGGTCGCAAGTGTTCAACAACAAGGCGGTCGGCGTAGCTGCTCTGATCCACAACGCAGCGTAATCGTTGCTATAGGACGAGAGGTGTTAAGTCACCTCTTTTCCTTCTGATCCATTTCTGAAGGAGAGAAAACATGGAGCAATTCGATCAAGTCCGTGAGGCGCACGCGCGTCTCCAATCACAAACGCAACACGAAGAGCTGGTCGCAAAGATCAATGCAATGTCCGAACAGCTCGAAGTGATCTTCGCATTCGTACAAAAGCAGGGATCGAAGAAGGCCGCAAAGTCTGAGGAATAACTATGAGTCTCCTTGTTGAAGACGGCACCGGCCTCCCGAGCGCTGACGCCTACGCAAGTGTTGCAGCCGTCACGGCGTACCACGCTGCGTTCGGTAATGACAGCTGGGCAGACTTCGATTCGACTCAGCAAGAGATTCTGATCCGTCGTGCCACGCGCGACCTCGACGCTCTCTACGGCGCTGGATACGCATCCACTCGCCTTACCCCAACTCAATCACTGATGTTCCCACGTGCTTCGTTCTGTACGGACGACGGCGTGAAGATCACTGGTATCCCTGCCGCTCTTGTCAGTGCAGTCTCTGAACTCGCATTGATTGAAGGCACGATCGATCCAACAGGTACTTCTGACACATCCGGCAACGACAAGGTCTCGATCATCCGTATCGGCGACATCTGGACGCACACCGAGAAGTTCAGTCAGACCTCAGCTAACGGTGCAGCACTCCGCAAAGTCTCGTTCCTCCTTCGTTCGCTTCTGATCGGTGGTGCTGCATCTCTATTTGTCCCCATCTCAAGGGGCTAACCGTGTTTAACGCGCTCCTGACGAAGGCAAAGATCACCGCAGTGATCAACGAGCTTGGCACTACGGTCGCCATCTCTCACGCCTCATTCAACCAAGACACCGAATCAGACACCGTTACCGTGGTCTACAAGGGTAGGGCTGTCTTCTCGTCTAAGCGCACGTCTCCCGATTCGACAGACACGACCTCGTACACCAGCAAGATCAACGTAGCAGACGGCATCGCCTACATCTGCGCGACGGGCAAGAAGCCTGTTCCCGGCGACACGCTGACCGGCAAGGGTCGAACGTTTCTGGTCAAGGCAGTGACTGACTACCAGCCCGCTGATGTCGTCATTGCGTACAAGCTGGAGCTGGAATGACAGACGCAGGCCAGATCAATGACCTGTTCGTCAGTTTGGAAACGAATCTACGCCGCTTTCCTCGTGAAGTAATGAGTGAAACGGTGCAGAGGATCGAAGGACGAACACCAGTGCTCACAGGCAACCTGAAAGCTGGTTGGATTGGCGAGAAGACGAAGGACGGATTCCTGATCTCGAACATCGCGACCAATGAGCAAGGGCAGCACTACGCCTCTTACATCGAGCACGGCACCGAGAAGATGCGTGCTCAACCAATGATCGCTCCGACGCTGTTGGAGATGGATCAGATCACGAAGGTCGCCGCAGAGCGATCAGGACTCAAGACATGAGCACTTCAACCATCGCCAAGCTGCTTGATACGGCAGCTAGGAGCGTCGCGGCGTTGCCAGATGACTTCTACAAGGAGAACACGAGCAAGGACCTCCAAGGCCCAGTAGTTCCGTGGGCTCGCTCGACTCTGTACCCCAACGTCAGCACACCGCTTTCAGTCGGCCAGAACGCTCAACGTCAGATGCAGGGCTTGTACCGCATTGACATCCTGTACCCGCAAGACAAAGGCCCTTCAGCAGCTCGTACCGCCGCTGACGCCGTAGTTGCAGCGTTTCCGATCGGTCGTCGACTGGTTGATGGCGCAGTCACTGTGATCTGTGAGATGGCAAGCGTCCTCTCATCGCCGCAAGCCCCAGGCAAGTACTACATCGTCCCCGTGCAAATCAACTGGGTTGTCTACATCGGATAGCGCTAAGGACCGAATCACATAAATAGACCACACGGCTAACAACAAAAACAACAAGGAGCCACTCCATGACTATTGCAACAGGCGCACGTTCGCGCGTCGGCTACATCGCTGAAACGGTGTACGGCACAACGCCCGCAACCCCACAACTCGTTCAACTGCCTTTCCAGTCGTGGAACGTCAACCTGACTCGCGATGAGTACGAAGACAACAGCATCGTCTCGGACCGTATGCAGCGCTACTCGATCACTGGCGACCGTCACGTTGCTGGCGACATCGATGTCAACTACTCGCCGCTGAACTTCGACGTTCTGCTCGAAAGCGTGCTGTGGTCTTCATTTGCGACCAACGTGCTCAAGATCGGTCAGACGATGAAGAGCTTCACGATGGAAGAGCAAGCGCTCGACATCGTTCAGCACCGTGTGTTCACCGGCATCACCGTTGACAAGCTCCAACTGACTATTCCAGCTTCTGGCATCGTCACTGCGAAGTTCTCTGTCATCGGTAAGGATCAGTCGGCACTTGCTGTCACAACGATCGACACCGACTCGACGTACACGGCATCAGCAGCAGCGCTTCCGTTCACAGACAACGGCGTATCCGGCTACTTCAAGATCGGTGGTTCAGCAGTTGCGTACGTGTCCAGCTTCGCAATGACGCTCGACAACAACCTGAGCACGAACTTCACGCTCGGCTCTGCAACGCTCCACGGTCTCACACCGAACTTCTTCACCGTCACTGGTTCGATGAACGTCCTGTTTGAAGACGCTGTTGCGTACAACCTGTTCCTGAATCAGACGCCATCAACGATCGACATCAAGCTCGACAACGGCACGAACACTCACCAGTTCTACCTGCCAAACGTCAAGATCACAGCAGCTACGAAGACGATCAGCGGCAACGGTCCACAAACGATGGCTTGCACGTTCAAGGGCCTGTACGACGGCACGAGCGTTTCGAACATCGTGATCACAAGGTCGTAAGCACCAACCCTCTAAGGGCAAGAAGGACCGCCCTCAAAACGCGGTCCTTCGCTTTTTCTGCCGCATAAATACCTGTGACAGAAGAAGGAGAAACACATGTCAACCCAAACACTAGACGATTTCGAAGCCACATCCGTGCAGATGGAACTGAAGAGCCCTAAGACCGGCGAAGGTCTCGGCGTCTTTCTCGAACTGCTCGGACCGGATTCGGTCGAGTTCCGCAACTGCCGTAACCAGTTCATCAAGAAGCGTGCTGCTCAAACAGCCGAAGTTACGACAGACGAACTTGAAATGATCAGCTCTCACTTGGACGAGCTTCTGACGGCATGTGTCGTTGGTTGGTCGAGCGATGCGTTCTTCAAGTGCGCGTTCTCCAAGACAGCCGTTCTCGACATCATGCGCAACGTCAAGTACGCATGGATTCGCGATCAGGTGAACGAATTTACCGACAAGCGCGCCAACTTTTTTCGTTGATGCGACTGTCGGGCTCGCACTGTGTGTCAAAGACACAGTGGAGCTTGACTACCCTGACAAGGAAGGTTCGACGCTACGCCAACGGCTGCTCAACGCAGAGCGGCAAGCGAAGCGAAACGGCTTTCCAGTCATCCAGGGCAAACAACATCAAGTGATCGTCCCGCCTCGCGCTGGGCAGATCGTGTGGGAAGCATTCTGGTCTCTCGACGAAGCGCGTCAGAGCCACGGATACGGACCACAAAGACTTTCCAACGAAGAAATCTATGCGTGGACGCAGCTATACCAGCAGCGTTTGCAACTGTGGGAGATCAATGCGCTTAGGGCAATGGACCGAGCGTACTTGAATGCAGTCGCCAAGAAGAGCGACGAGGAATAAGCAATGACAACGATCGTCGATCTGCAACTCAAGGCAGACAGTTCTCAAATCGACAAAGCAGCAGACAGCCTCAAGAAGGCCGGTGAAGCTGCGAAGGTCGTTGGTGGTATGCAAGGCGCTGTCGCTTCGGAAATCAAGAAGACATCCGACGCCTTCTTCCAGCTCGAAAAGAACGCATCGAAGGTCGGCTCATCGCTGCACGACGTTGCGGCCTCGTTCAATCCTCTCAAGCTCGCTGCTGGTGGTCTTGCAGGAATCATCGGTGGTCTGACGCTCGGTGCGTTGCAGAGCATGGTGATGGGCGTCATCAGTGCCCGCGCTGAAATCTACAAGCTGAGCGAAACGACTGGACTTTCTGTCAGCGTCTTGTCTGGCCTGAAGAGTGTTGCGCTCGAAACCGGCACGTCGATGGATGTCATCGCAACGTTGACACAGAAGTTCAACGCTGCTGTCTCTACGTCAGGCCGCGAGACATCGATCCAGAACACCGCATTCAAGAACCTTGGCATCAACCTCAAGGACACGAACGGCAACTTCAAGGACAGCATCACGCTTCAGATCGAGTCCGCGAAGGCCCTCAATGAGCACAAGGACGGCATCGAGAAGGATGCGTACTACATGGCGATCTGGGGCAAGCAAGCCATCGCCAACAAGGACTACCTGAAGAACTTGGGTGAGCAGACTGAGGTTCACGGCAAGCTGACAGAAGAGCAGGCGAAGAAGGCCCACGACACTGAAGTTGCACTGGCGAAGCTCGGCAAGGCGACAAACGAACTCAAGGGCGAAGTCACCGATGCCACGCTGACAGCTCTGCTTCCATTCATCAGTGCGCTCAATGACGCATCGAAGGCTGCTGGTGGTCTGAACAATGCGCTGAACCCGAAGAACATCGACTTGCTGTGGATGTCTACGGCGAAGTACGGCCAAGCGATTGCGGACACCAAGAAGGAACTCGAAGACCTCGGCAAGGTAGGCCATTGGTACAACCTTGGCATGAAGGACGACCAAGCCTTCGTTGATGCACAGCGTCAGGTTCTCGAACAGCGTCTCAAGACACTGACAGCGTTTCAAGGAAAGATCGACGCAGCCGCAGAGAAGGCTCGTGATTCATTCCGCAAGGCTGAGCACGGCGGTGATGGCTCCAAGCCTGTCCTGGCGAACATCAAGGACAAGGAAGTTCCTGGTGGTCACGAAGCACCTACCCCATCGGACTCTGGCTACGAACAGGCGAACAAGCGCGAAGAGGATACGGTCATCAAGCTTCGTGCAGCGTATCAAGCGCTGTTCGGTATTCAGGGCAACGTCCACGCTCTCGAACTGCAAGCGTCGATCGATGCTGGTGACTTCAACGCCAAGTACAACAAGAAGAAGGAACTGATCAAGGAAGCCGCATCTGTTGAGCAGATTGCAGCGCTGAAGGCTAAGGCTGCAAACGCTGACTACCTTGAAGGTCTGAACAAGGTCACGAAGGCTGAGAACGACCGTTGGGAAGCAGCAGAGAAGAGCGCCAAGGCAGAGCAGGAAAAGGTCACGCAGCTTCGCCAGACGAACGCACAGCAGGACATCGCGCGTGAAGTGCTCAAGGTCTACGGCAAGACGCAAGACGACGTAAACGTTGCGATTGCGAACTACAACGTTGCTCAGGCTGAAACGGCACTCGTCATTGCGAGGGCATCTGGCGCAACGGAACAGGAAGTCTTCCAGCTTCAAGCAAAGCTCGATGCGCTGAAGGAAATCGCTGGTCTGACGGCCGATCAGAAAGACGGCAACGACGCTGAGACGAAGCGCCAGCAGACATTCAGCGCTGGCTGGTCGAAGGCGTTCAACGACTACAAGAAGAACGCTGCTGATGCATCGCAAGACGCAGGCAAGGTGTTCGGCTCGGTCACGTCGAAGATGGGTGACGCACTCTCAACGTTCGTCACAACCGGCAAGCTGGACTTCAAGGGTCTCGCCGCTTCGATCATCGCTGACCTCGCAAAGATCGCAGCAGAGAAGGCAATCGCCGGCCTCGTTGGCGCTCTGTTCGCTGACGGTGGTGCGTTCTCCAACGGCACTCAGATGTTTGCAGATGGCGGTGTCGTCAACTCACCTACAGCGTTCGGCATGTCAGGTGGCCGTATGGGCGTGATGGGCGAGGCTGGACCTGAAGCAATCGTTCCGCTCAAGCGTGGTCCCGACGGCAAGCTCGGTATCGGCTCAAACGGCAGCAGCGCTGCTGCACAGCCAAGCAACGTCAACATCGTTCAGAACATCTCGATCGGTTCGGTTGATAGCGCCGAGCGTCAGGCAGCGATCCTGAAAGCAATGCGCGATCAGACGGTCGCAATCACAAAGCAAGTAGTAGCCGATCAGATGCGCCAAGGCGGAATGCTGAATCGCAAGGCCGCATAAGGACAACCCATGCCAGCAGCTCTCCCTCTCCAAGCATTCATCGCTCAAGCATCGCAGAACACGACGCAATACAAGGTCCTCGAAGTCAAGTACGGCAACGGCTACTCACAGCGTGCAGGTGACGGCTTCAACAACAACCAAGCATCTTGGAGCATCGACTACGGAACGATCAGCTTGGCTGACCTCACGACGATCCTGACTGCGTTCGACGCTGCGAAAGGGGTTGACTACTTCACGTGGACAGCCCCAGGTGATTCCGCTTCGAAGAAGTGGGTAGTCAAGCAACACACCCGCAAGTCAGTTTCTGGCTTGTTCTACACCCTGCAAGCCACTCTCGAACAGTGCTTCGACCTCTAAGCCATGGCAATCCAATCCGACCTCAAGCAATCAGCGCTGCCGAACTACATCGAGCTGTTCGTGCTCGACCTCACACCTCTCGGCAGCACTGTGTTCTACCTCTCTCCAAGCACTGCAAACGGCGCATCGGCGATCAGCTTCGGTGGTCAGGTCTATACCCCAATGCCAATCACTGGCAGCGGCTGGGAGACAACGATCGACGGCGCAGCACCGCAACCTCTTCTCAAGGTCTCGAACGTCACGAAGTTCATCCAGAGCTATTTGACCTCATTTGCTGACCTCGTTGGAGCACGGATTACCCGGTATCAGACGTTTGATAAATACCTCGATACAGGTTCATCGCCGGACTCGACCCAAGTGTTCAACACCTGTGTGTACGTGATCCAGCAGAAGACGAAGCAGAGCAAGTCCGAAGTTGAATTTCGCCTCTCTTCAATCATCGATGTCCCAACCATGAAGCTCCCCCGTCAACAGGTTCTCCGCGCAGAGTTCCCAGGTGCGGGTCTATTCCAAAAGTGATCTATGGATTTCCGTTCTTACTTTATCAGCAAGTGGCCCGAAGAGGCTGTCGGCTACCTCAAGGGTGGTCAGTTCTATCCGCTCGAGAACATTGCGGAAGACAAGCTGCACACGTTTGAAGTTGACCCTCTGTTCATGCTTGAAGAGCCGGAAGTCTTGCTGCACTCACACCCGACAGGTCATGAAGTTCAAGACCCGACTGTCGATCCACGTTCACCGTCGTACCTCGACCTCAAGCACCAGATCGCAACAGACATCGAGTGGGGCATCTGCGTCACCGATGGTCAGACGTGCGACGAGCCGCTGTGCTGGGGCAACTACGACAACGTTCCAGAGCTTCTCGGTCGTGAGTTCATCTTCAACCTCCACGACTGCCTGCCTCTCGCACGTGACTGGTTCTACAAGAACCGTGGCATCAAGCTGCCGTTCCACGCTCACGACCCAATGTGGCATGAGCAAGGCGAGAACTACATCGAGGGTCTGTACAAGGAATGGGGTTTCGAGCTCGTAGACCTGACGCAGCTGGAAGAGGGTGACGTTCTGTTCTACCAAGTCCGCTCGCCAGTCGTCAATCACGTCGGCATCTATCTCGGCAACAACGAAGTGATCAGCCACTGGTTCGGTCGCGTCTCTTGCGTTGAGAGCTTCGGCAAGTGGGCATCACACATCAAATTCGCGGCTCGCTATGTCGCACCAAAGGTCGCAGCATGAGCGAAGTTCAAACAATCCACTTTCACGGCGAGGCTGCAAAGCTGTTCGGCAAGGTTCACAAGCTCGCAGGTGAAGACCTTCCGAAGCTGTTCGCAGGCCTGACATCACAGCTCGGCCCTACGTTCAAAGAGTTCGTCCGCACGAATAGCTGGCACATCTGCGAAGGCAAGGTCAAGCAAGGCAACGATCTCGGCCAGGACGACATCAGCAAGAAGCTCAACGGTAAGACGCTGCACTTCCTTCCTGTCGTTCAAGGCTCCAACTCAGCTCTTCGAATCATCGCAGGAATCATCTTGCTCGTTGCTGCGTACTTCGGCTACGGCAACTCATACACGGTCTCTCTCGGTATCTCGCTGATTCTTGGTGGTGTCACTGAGATGTTGACGAAGCCCAAGCTCGCATCACCCGGAGCTGTCAATGCGAATGACCAACGCGGCTCATCGATCTACAACGGCGCACTGAACGTAACAACGCAAGGTGGCCCGATTCCTCTGCTCTACGGCCGCGTTCAGCGTGCCTCGTCAGTTGTGATCAGCACTGACTTCTCTTCGGATCACCAATAAACATGAAGAACGACATCGAACAAATTCTCGGCGCAGGTGGTGGAGGCGGTGACGCTCACACTCCAGTCGACTCGCCTAACTCACTGCTGTCGCTGACGACAGCTCGGGTCATGTTCCTCACCTCTGACGGTGAGATTCAAGGTCTTGCTGACCAGACGAACAAGCTGAAGTCGGTCTACCTGAACAACGTGCCAGCGATGAACGCAGACGGCACGCTCAACTTCGCTTCCGTGATCGTCGATGAGCGCTACGGCCTCCCATCGCAGTCCGTGATCCCAGGCTTCCCGTCTGTCTCTTCAGCTTTCAACATCGGCACGAAGATCACGGTCTCCGCACCAGTCATCTACACGTCATCCACTTCGGCAGTCGATGCAATCCGCGTGTCGATTCGTTTCCCTGCACTGTTCACTCAGCAGACGAACGGCGACACAACAGGCGCAACGGTCAACTTCCAGATTTACACAGCTCTCGGTGCAGGCTCGTACTCGCTGATCAAGGACGTCACCAAGACAGACAAGTGCACGTCGCCTGCTGACGTTGACTACCTGATCAACCGTCCTTCTGGCTCTGGTACATGGTCTGTCAAGGTCGTTCGTGTCACTGCTGACAATGTATCTACCACGCTGGCTAACGACATCTACTTCCAAGTATCGAATGAGCTGCAGTACGCAGTCCTTCCGTACAACAACCGCGCTGTCATCGGTCTGACCGTCACAGCAGCAGCAACGGGAACAACGTACCCACTCGTCTCGTTTGACTTGTACGGCCTGAAGGTCAAGGTTCCGTCGAACTACAACCCTGTCACTCGCGTCTACAGCGGCACGTGGTCAGGTACTTTTGCATCTTCGAAGCAGTGGACGAACAACCCAGCGTGGGTGCTCTATGACTTGCTGACGAACACAACGCACGGCATGGGTCTCGCTGCGTCAGACATCGACCAGTACTCGTTCTATGACGCTGCTGTCTACAACGACGGTCTCGTTCCTGCTCTCGTCAACGGTTCCGTGAGCGGCACTGAGCCTCGCTACGTCTTCAACTACCAACTGATGGCACAAGACTCAGCATGGCAGACGATTCAGAACATCGCCGCTTCGTTCGGTGCTGTCGTCTACACATCTGGCAACCGTGCCAAGCTCGTTCAGGATCGTCCAACAGGCTTCTCGCGCCTTATCACGAACTCGAACGTAGAAGACGGTGTGTTCGAGTACACGTCATCGCAGCTGAACACTCGTCAGTCAGCGTGCAAGGTCTACTGGAACGATCCTTCTCAGAACTACCTGTCGATCCCTGCGTACTATGAAGATGCAGCAGGCACGACTCGCTATGGACTTGCAGTCCAGACCGTCACGGGTCTCGGTATCACTTCTGAAGGTCAGGCACTGCGTCTGGCGAAGTGGCACGTCGATACCTCACTGAACAACACCGATGCTGTTGTCTTCAAGGTCGGCTTTGCTAACGCTGGTATGGAACCAGGCGAAGTCATCAAGATCGCTGACACAGACTACGGCCAGACACTCGACCTCGAAGCGAAGGTTGTTTCCACGACCACCTCCACTGTCACCTTCGACCGCACGATCAACGTGACGAGCGGCATGGTGATGGACATCGTTGGCTCCGACGGCACAACGATCTACACGCGCACGATCACCTCAACCGGCGCGTTAGTTACGGTGTCGTTCTCTGGTGCTGCAATCGCTGTCTCGACGAACGCCGATGTTGTGTTCACGGGTGCTGTCTCTCCACGTCTGTTCAAGATCACTGACGTTAAGGAAGACGGCCCAGGCCACTACACAGTGTCCGCTGTCTCATACGACCCGAACAAGTTTGGCCGTGTCGATAGCACACCTACCGGCATCGTTCCTACGTTCCAGGCACCAGCGCTGATTCCTTCTGCGGTATTGAACCTTGCGTTCCGTGAAGGCTCGACAAACAACAACGGCGTCATTCAGCGCTCGTTGATGGTCTCTTGGTCGCGTCCTGTCACAGGCACCGTCAAGGACTACCTGCTTCGCTACCGTCGTGCAAACACGTCGTGGGTTGAGGTGTACGTCAATGCTTCGTCGTATCAGCTCGACAACGTGCTCGAAGGTCAGTACGACGTTCAAGTATTCCCGCGCACGACGATCAACTCGATGGGTCCTTTGGCGACCGGCTCATACACGATCACGTCTGCTGGTGGTGGCACAACGCTTCTCAATGCACCTACGGCGCTGGCTCTGATCGGTGGTGGTACATCGTTCTCCGGCCAGGACATCAACTTCACATGGACGAATCCATCGACAAACGCCTCGATCGCTGCAACGTTGAAGGACTTCGAAGTTCGATTCATTGAGACGACAGGCTCGACGACTGTTCGCACGGTGTACCTGCCGTACGTCAACGCTGGCGCTTCGCAGACAGGAAGCTACACGTATGCAATGAACAACGCTGACGGCGGCCCACGTCGCACGGTTCAGGTTCAGGTTCGCTGCCGTGACTCAAACAACAACCTGAGCAACCCAGTTACCGCGACGTTCAGCAATCCGGCACCAGCCGTTGTCACACCAACGATCAGTTCCGGCATCGGCACTACGTTCATCAAGATGACTCGTCCAGCTGATCCAGACTTCCAAGCGTTCCTGCTTTGGGGTTCCACAACTTCGGGCTTCACTCCTGCTCTTGGTAACCTGATCTACGAAGGTGACGGCTCATCGTTCACGCACGCTGGTCTGACTGACTCAACAACTTGGTACTACAAGGCTGCAGCGTATGACTTGTTCGGCAAGGACTACGCCGGCACAGGCCTGAACGTCTCGACCCAAGTAAGCGCAACGACATCTGCTGGCGCGAACGTCAACGAGTACGAACTGAACGGCGTCACTTGGACACCGAACTCACCATTGACGAATCAAGTCGCATGGTCAGCTTGCACGGCTATTCAGACGCTCGGTGTAGGTATGGGTGCGTCATGGGCAGTTTCAGCAGGCTCAGCAACGTGGTCGTCAGGCATCCTGTACATCTACTACGTTGCGGGAGCCTCAACACTGTCTTCGACGACTGCGTTGGCTACTGCTCTTGCTTCAACGTCGAACATCATCGTTGCTACATACCGTGGCGGCACGAACCTCGAAGTCGGCAACGGTCGTGCGTACCTAGATGGTTCGTTTGTCATCGCCGGTACCGTAGCTGCTTCTGCAATCGTTACTGGCTCGCTGACTTCTGCCTCAGGTGTATTCGGTTCGCTGGGCATCACCAACGCGTCGATTGCCAATCTCGACGGCGGCAAGATCACTGCGAACACGGTCACAGCAGCGCAGATCAACTCGAACGGTCTGACGATCAAGGACACACTCGGCAACGTCATCCTCAGCGCTGGCACGAACATCCCCACGGATGCTGCTACTGCTGGTGGTTGGAACCCTCAGTTCAGTGACTGGACAGGCACATACCCAACTGGCTGGACTCTTTGGACCGGCACAACGGTCATCAAGGAAACGTCGCTTGTCCGTACTGGCCCGTTCGCTGCAAAGTGGACTACTGGTGGTGTTGACAGCGGCATGTACCGTCAAGAGTCGTATTCAGTACCGAAAGCTGCTGGCACGTTTGTTCAGGGTGCGGTTGACATGTACGTTGTCTCATCGTCCAGCGCTGGTACCCCAGGTCTGCTTGTCCGTCTGTTTACCAATGCAGCTCTGACGACCTTCGTAGACAACGTTGTTCCGATTCCTTCGACAACATCCGGTGTCTGGCAGCGCGTTCCGTTCACAGCCCGTGCGGGCAACGTTCCCGTCTACGGCCTGATCATCTATGTGATGGCTGCTTGGGCTGGGTTCAGTGGCGGCACGTGGAATGGCACTGTCGTGTTCGACAACCTGACATTCGACTATCGCGACGGCTCGACAGACAACACGCAAGTGACAGTCAACGCCAACGGCACGCTGTCAGGCGCTGGTGGCGGTACGGTCACGATCGGCGGTCTCGGCTACACAGGTGATCTCAACGCCAGCTCCGACATCCAGCTCTACCAAAGCGTTGGAGCCGGACACACCGTCACCGGCAACACCATTGCTAACCTGTCCAACTCAAGCTGGACAAGCAGCGTCGCATCAAGGAACGCACAGACCGGCGCCGCCTACTGTGCCTTCAGTCCTGCCACAGGGGCGTACTACATCGCTGGTCTAAGCACAACACAGACGGTCACCGCACCTAACATGGCGTACTCGGTGATCACGCGCGCTGACGGCAACATCAGCTCTCGCGAAAACGGGGCCACCGAAACCGCACTTGGCACCTATGTCGTTGGTGATGTGATTGGCATCGAGTACGACGGCTCGAACGTTCGGTATCTGAAGAATGGGGCGGTGCTGCGCACGATTACAGCAGCAGCCAATCAAGTCTTGTACTTCGAGGCATCGGTCATCGGTAACTCGATCTCTGGTTGCCGCTTCGGCCCACTAACCAGCAACAACTGGGTGAGCGTGGGTGGCACTGGAAAGCCAACGGACAACGCCACTCGCGATGTATCGCTGGTGCCGCGTGTTTCCTGCTATGTGACTGGCAACACGATTGGCAAGGCCGGTGGCTCTGCTGCCTGGGACAGCGATGTCTACAGCACAAACCCAATCGGCTCAGGCTGCGTGGCCTACGCAACCGTTGCATCAACAGGGTGGAACATCATGTTCGGCCTGAACACCGACCCAACGACGGATGCGAACTACACGTCCATCGACTACGCGATGTACTTCGACGCTGGTGGCAACGTTTCCAAGTACGAATCCGGTGTCGGTACCGCAATGGGTACCTACACAGCTGGCTCTACAGGAGCCGTGATGTACGACGGCTCATACGTGCGCTACTTCTTGAACGGTACACAGATCGGCTTTACGTACATTGGTGGTATTAGCAACGCGTACTACTTCGACTCGTCGTTCTACACGGTTGGCGGTCAACTGACCAACGTTCGCTTCCTGCCCGTTGGTAACGCATCAGCTGTGCAGGTCGGTCAGCCGATCACCTCAGGTCTCGCCTCGACCTTCATTGCATCTGCTGCAATCGGTCTCGCTCAGATCAACACTGCCTCGTTCGGCTCGCTGTCCGCTCTAAGCGCAACGATTGGCACGCTGCGTACAGCGACTTCTGGTGCTCGAACAGAAATCTACGACAACGTAATCAAGATCTATGACGCCTCGAACGTGCTGCGGGTCAAGATCGGCAACCTGGCGCTCTAACGATGGCAACTGGCATTCAAGTTTTCTCGAGCGCTGGCGTGACGATGATCGACACGCAGGATCGACTTGCGAATTACATCGCAACGTTCACGCTGAGCGCGTCACCGTCGACCAACAGCGGAACGATCAGCGTATCGGGTATGGCTAACGACGGCACTTGGTTCGTCTACTCGAACCTTGGAACTGCTGGAGCGAGCGCTGACGTGTACATCACCATCAACTCTGGCAGCTTCACTTGGACTCGGTACGACAACGTCGGCACCTTGACTACCAAGATTACCGTAATGAGGACCTAACCATGTCAAGCGGTATTCAAGTCACCAACGCCAGCGGCATTCTGCAGATTGATGAGACGTATCGACGCCTGCTCAAGGTTGCCAGCGGCACCTGCACAACGCTCAGCGGCTCAGGCACTAACGTCATCTCATTCACCGCGCAGACGACCTGTGCACCTTTGATCTTTTTCCGACCAGCATCTGATGGCGTGTACGTGGGTCCGAACACCTTCAACAACAACAGCTTCTCGGTTCAGAACAACGGGAACTTCGACTGGGTGGTCTATGGGCTTGATAGCCCTGTTGCCCTGGACGGCACAACGATGGGTATGCAGGTCTTCGATACCAGCGGCAGCACGATCTACGACAGTCGGTACGAAGGTGTTCGCATTCAGAGCACATACACAGTCACGCAGCCGTATCCTGACTCGTACCTGATCGGTGCTCCCGGTGCGGGCAACTGTGCCTACCCGTACACCTACACCTTTACGGGATGGGGTGCAAAGCCGTGGATTTGCCTCAATGGTTTGTTCTGGCTCGATGACGGCAACTCGTCAACGATCTGTGCAACTACCAGCGGCACTAACGCAATCATCATCAACTGCGGCTGCATCTTGTCCGGCACCGCTTGGTCGATGTACACAAACAACGGCAGCAGTGGCTCCTACACACGCTCATACCCAGGCGGTGTTCTGCGTGTCCCAGTTGCTCGCCGCGACTTCTAAGTACCAGTAAATAAGAACAACAAGGACCACACATGGCCATTCTCAAATCAATCGAAACCCCACAAGGCGTCATCGGCACGTACCACAAGATCGTCAATGCGCAGATCAGCATTCCGAACAGCTCCATTGAGATCACTTGGAACATCTACGCGAGCCCCGAAGCACGCGAAGCAGGTAAGAACATCCTGTGGCAAGAGCGAGAGACGATCCCCTTCAGTGACTTGACAGTTGATCCTCGCGTTGGACTGTACGAACTGCTGGCAAATCGCTTCGGCTCAGCGCTGTCTGGTGGTATGGGTGATGAGGGTCAAAAGCCTGCAAGTACCGAGATGGCTTTGACCAGCGCAGCACAAGTTGCGCCGGTCGCTGAAGTCGTTGAACCAGAAGTGATCGTCCCCGAAGTGTTGGTGACAGACTCAGCTGGCGTGCTGATGCGGGTTGGTGGCTCTCCGTTTTCCGATAAATAAGGGAAACAAGGAATCAACATGAGCAATCAACTTGACATCGCAATCGACCAGGGCAGTTCGCTGCTTTACACGTTCACCCTGACGGATACGTCTGGTGCGGCTTACCCATTGACCAGCTTCGACGCTCGGCTTCAGGTTCGTCGCACATACGGCGATACGAACATCCTGATCAACTGCACGCTGGCAAATTCCAAGCTAGTCCTGACCAATGCTGCTTCAGGCATCTTGAGTCTCGTTTTGGAACCAGCAGACACGTCGTCTATCCGCTTCAACAGCAAGGAAGACGACACTTTGGACTGCGTGTATGACCTCGAAGTCATTCGCCCCGATGGCAAGACGTACAAGCCAGCGAAGGGCAGCTTCACGATTGCTCGCGAAGTAACGCGCTAAACACAGGCTGCACGGTTCTCCATAAATAGAAGCAGCGCCCGTGAAGGGCAAACAACTGCTTCTACATCTCTGGAGACATCCCATGCCTGCATCAACATACCTCGCAAACAAGCTGCTTGAACACCAAGTCGGCAAGACTGCATTCACCATGCCAACCGTATACGTGGGCCTGAGCTCCACGACTCCTACGCTGGCCGGCGCGAACATCACCGAACCTTCAACAGGTGGCTACGCTCGTGTCACTACTTCTGGTGCTTCATGGGGCTCTGCTGCAGCTGGTTCGATCACGAACGCTGCTGTACTGACGTTCCCTGCTGCAACCGCCGACTACCTCGCCGGCGCGAACTTGACCTACGGCATCGTCTATGACGCCGTGACTGCCGGCAACGTGCTTGGCTACGGTGTTCTCACTGTTCCGAAGAACGTGCTGAACGGCGATACCGCATCTATCGCAATCGGTCAGCTCACGATCACGATCAGCTAATCGCATAACGGGTGGAGACACCTGTTCTCCACCTTGTTCAGGGCTAAGGCCCGCAAAACAAGGAGCCGTTATGGCCATTGCTACTCTCGACCAATACATCGCTTCAGCGAAGCAACAAGTTGCGCTGACAAAGAACGTCGCTCGCACAACAACAGCGAATACGTGGTTCTCTGTGTTCGACCTCGCTGGTAACCCAGGTGCAGGTGCGCTCGCAGGCACAAGCACGACTGCCGGTATCCTCCAAACGTCAGGTACGCAGGGCTACCCAGCCCTCAATGCGTTCGGTGGCTCAGCTACTGGCTACTTGACCAACGTTGACTTCGGCAACACCGTAGCCGCTCGAATGATGGTCTATGACACCCTGTGGAAGGGTGGTGCCTACACATTCAACAGCGGCACAACTACTCTGTCAGCCCAACCTTCGTACTCAGGTCGTGTTCCAAGCGGTACTGACTTCACCAACACACAGATTTGGATTGAAGTCTCAACTGCGTTCGTCACCGGTACGTCTTGGACGATCGGTGTCACGTACACCAGCCACAACGGTACCGCAGCACGCACATCCATCGTCTCAGCAGCACAAGCTGCTGCCGGTCTGACCCAGGGCAAGATGTTCCAACTGGCACTTCAAACAGGTGACTCCGGCGTTCAAAAGATCGAGTCGGTCATCTGCTCGAACGGCGGTACTGCGATGACTGCCGGTGCGGTCAATGTGCTCGTCATTCGTCCGCTGTGGTCGGGCCGCTGCCGTGTGATCAATGATGGTGATGTTCACGCACTCGACAAGACCGGCATGCCCATCGTGTTCGCCACGTCTGCGCTCACACTCGCTGTCAACCCAGATGGCGGCTTGACTGGCATCCCTGAACTGTTGCTCGAAATCGCTAACAACTAAAGGGCTGACATGACGGCTCTTCGTCGTTGGCCTGTAGGTGTTGGCAGCACTACTGGCGTTCTCACAGGAGTGGTGCGTAATCGCACCACTGGCAATGGCTATTACTCCGTTGCTAGTGACCTGATCTTCGGTACGGTCACCAATCAGAAGGTGTTCCTGCTGCCGATCACTGAATCAACAGGCATGTCGGGCCTGTTCGCTCGCTCCAATCGTGCATTGTCGATCAGCATTGCCGAGACAGTCGCCCACACGATCGCGATGTGGAAGAACGGTGAAACGATCACGACCGACACCGGATGGAAGATCGGCTCAACCGTTGCGTCAGTTGACTACTTCGGTGGTGGTGCTCCTGCCGCCACGAACATCGGCAACATTCAATCAGAAGACGGCTCGACAGCAACAGCAACAGCAACGGTTGCTCAGGGTCAGACTCAGTACCTGAACATGAATGCCTTTGGCTTTGGCATTCCTGCAACAGCCACGATCAACGGTCTGCAAGTTCGCGCAGTTGCTAAGGACAGCAGCGGCGCTCCCGGCAACTTTATCGGTACGTTGTCGAAGCTGAACGACTCAAATCAAACGAATGTGAACCTGACATTCCCCTCGCTGACGACGACGCTTGCCGCTGGCGTGATCGGTAATACCACCGGCGGCATCTCTGGCACGTGGGGCACAACAGCAGGCGCGTGGACAGTTGCTGATTTCAATAATTCATTGTTCTGTGCTCGTGTGAGCTTGGGCACTGGTACTCTTACTGTCAACTTGGGCCTGGACGTGCTGCAAGCGAAGGTCTACTACACGTTTGTCTGGACAGCACCGGCGATCAAGAACCTGTCGATCGCCATGGCTATTGCCGAAGCTCAGGTCATCGCTGTCGCTCGCGCACGTCGAATCGTCCTGTCATCAGCTGAAGTCGAAGCAACAGCGTTCGCCGCAGTCAATCGTGCGCGAAACATCCTGTTCCCAGTAGCCGAAGCTGAGACATTCACTGATGCACTGGCTCGCAATCGTGGCGTCATTGAATCGATCGCCGAGACACAAGCTCAGTCCGGTTCGTTCCGTCGTTCACGCGGCTTCAGTGCATCGCTAGTTGAGTCTGTTGCGTATGCGATTGCACTCAGCAAGATCAGCACCAAGCAGTTCAGCACGTCGATTGCAGAAGTTGAGGTGATGGTCGTCAACTACGCGCGTGCGCGCAACGTGGTTCTCACAAGTGCTGAGATCGAGGCGTTTGTGATTCAGTCGATTGCCCGTAGTCGCACTATCTCTTCGTCTATTGCAGAAGCCGAGACGTTCACTGATGCACTGGCACGCAATCGTCAGGTCACTCTTTCCGTTGCAGAGGTAGAGACGATCGCGGAAGCAGTCAGTCGTGCTCGTGGTTCTAACTTCTCAATCACTGAAGTTGAAGCCTTGTCTGCATCAATCGTTCGCGTTCTCAAGGCATCGTTCTCGGTTAGTGAATCAGAGGCAATGTCAGCAGCAGTTCGTCTTGCTCGTTCATTGGCTGCATCAGTAGCTGAGACAGAAGCGATCGTCGATGCGTTCAACCGTAGTCGTGGCATTGGCGGGTCAGTTGCGGAGTTGGAAGCACAGTCAGCCACGCTTCGTCGCGCTCGTACTGTGGCAGCAGCTCTCGTTGAATCGATTGCCTACACGATTGCCTTCGACAAGGTAGGCCAGAAGACGTTCTCGTTCGTCGTTGCGGAGGTTGAAGCTCTCGTCGTCAACTTCGCTCGTTCCCGCAAGGTCGTCTACACACAAGCCGAAGTAGAGGCATTGGCGGTACAGACGATCAATCGTGCTCGTCAGATCGCATCAACGTTGAATGAGTCAGAAGCGATCGTCGAGGCAGTAGGTCGCAATCGTGGCATCAGCGAAACAATCAGCGAGACACAGGGTATGACGGCCTCTCTCGGTCGCCTTAAGCAAGTAGCTCTGTCCCTGGCTGAAGTGTTTGGCTACTCGTTCACCGTCGTCAAGCTCAAGGCTCTTGCTGCATCGGTCACAGAACTTGAGACACACAGCTTCGGTGCTCTTCGCCGTACTCGCAATGTCGTCGAGGCAATGAATGAGGTAATCACGTTCGCTGAAGCGTTGAGCCGTATTCGCGGTGAGCAGATGACGGTTGCTGAAGTCGAAGTCCTGAGCGAATCGATCAGCCGTGTTCGTGCAGTTCAGGCAGCGTTGGCAGAGGTTGAAGCTGTCACACCGTCGATCGCTCGTGCTCGAAGCGTTCAAGCGACGGTTGCAGAGCTTGAGTCTCTTGCCATCATGCTCGCCAAGTTCAAGATGATGGGCTACGTCATCGCTCAAACCGAATCGGTGTCCAACCTGTTCGTCCGTCGCGTCCGCAATGTGAGCCTGACGAACACTACCGTTGAGGCGGTCCAAGAGTCGTTCAACCGTTCACGTGCTTTCGTCGTTCCTGTTGGCGAGACGGAGCAGTTCACGTTGAACTTTGGTCGCCTCCGTCAGCAGATGGTGTCAATCAGCGAGACGCAAGGTGTCGCTGTTGCACTGGCTCGCCTGAAGCAGATCATTCAATCGATCTCGAACACGACTGGTCTTTCGTTCACGCTGACGAAGTACGCAGCCGATCCTTTGACGATCAATGTCACCGTCGAATGGGATGAGTGGGTATCGAAGCAAGTGGGCGGCTCGGCCGTTCAGCAGCTGGTCCACATGACGGAGACGCTGGCTTTCCATCCTCGCGTTTTCGGTGCTGGTACGGTGGTCGAGTCCAGTGCATCTACTGTTGTTGTCGATGAAGCAGACGGCGCAATCGTTTCAATGCCGGCTGACCCAGCGATCACGATCATCATTCCGACCAACGCTTTGTGA